GTCGGGATGATTTCTCTCTCAGGGTTTGTGGGGGGATTTGGTTGGCTGGCAGTGGTGCCTGTGGTGCTCTGTGGGCGTCGATTTTTGAGGGTGGGCCTGTTGTGGCGTCGAAAAGTGGAAAGCCTGTTAGTGACGATCCTGAGGGAAGCGAAATAAGTGTCGGTCAGGGGCCTGTTTCGGCGGCTACGGCTGAGCTTGTTGGGTCGTTGAAGAAGCAGGGTTTGTTGACTGACCAGTTGGCTCCGTTGGCGGCTAGCGCGCTGGTGCTGGCTGCGACGTTGGATGCGGGTGCGGGTTTGGCGGTTGCGGCGGTTGCTCGTGAGCATCGGGCGTTGGTGGCGGCGTTGTCGTCTCAGATTGAGGTTGTGAGTGACGGTTTCGACGATTTCCTTAACGGACTGTCCGCCCCGCTTCGCGACTAGGCGGCGTTTGGAGCGTCGGACATATGGTGGTGCGGTTGCTCAGATTGCGACGGTGCTTGGTACTCCACTTGACCCGTGGCAACGGTATGTCGCTGATGTTGCGTTAGAGGTTGATGGTGATGGGCGGCTCTGTTATCGCGACGTAATTTTTACGGTGCCGCGTCAGTCGGGTAAGTCGACGCTGATCTTGCCGGTGATGGTGCATCGTGCGGTTGGGTTTCCTGACAGGCAGAAAATCACTTATACGGCGCAGACCAGGAATGATGCGCGCAAAAAGTGGATTGAAGAATACCTTTACCGGTTGCAGCGTTCGCCGTTCAAGTCAAAGTTTCAGACTCGGTTGGCTAATGGTGGCGAGTCGATCCTTTGGGATAACGGGTCGATGCAAGACTTGTTGGCTACGCGCCGGGATTCGGGTCACGGTTTCACGTTGGACCTTGGTGTTGTTGACGAGGCGTTCGCGCTCTATGACGACCGTGTTGAACAGGCGATGAAGCCTGCGATGGTGACGCGGCTGATGGCGCAGATGTGGATTACGTCAACGGCTGGTGATGAGCAGTCCACGTGGTTGCGGTCAAAGATTGAGCTTGGCCGTGAGGCTGTTGAGGCTGATTCTGGTGGCGGGGTTGCATTCTTTGAGTGGTCGGCTCCTGATGATGCTGACCCTGATGATGAGGCGACGTGGCGTGGGTGTATGCCTGCGTTGGGGTCGCGTGTGTCGGTGGATACGATCCGGTCTGAGCGTCAGTCGTTGCCGGATTCGGTGTTTCGTCGTGCGTATCTGAATCAGTGGCCGGTGGCCCGTCATGAGTCGGTATTCGCCGAATCTGACTGGGTCAAATGTGAGGATAAGAAGTCGGCGCTGGTTGGCACGGTTGGGTTTGCGGTTGATATGACGCCGGACCGGTCGTCGGCTGCGATCGGCGTTTTCGGTTTGAATGCGGCTGGCCGGTCGCACGGTGAGGTTGTTGATAAGCGTGATGGTACGGCGTGGGTTACGGATCGTCTGGTTGAGCTTGCGTCTCGTTGGTCTGCGTCTGTCGGCATTGATCCGGTTGGGCCTGCGTCGTCGCTGATTGAACCGTTACGTCAGCGTGGTGTTGACGTGATTGTGATTGGCCTGCGTGAGCATGCGCAGGCTGCGGGTTTCTTGTTTGATGCGGTGCGTAATGGTGAGTTTGTGCATATTGGTCAGCCGTTGTTGACGGAGTCGGCTTTGTCTGCTCGTCAACGGCAGGTTGGTGATGTGTGGTTGTGGGCGCGTGGTAAGGGTGGCGTTGACGTGTCTCCGTTGGTGTCGGTGACGTTGGCGTCTCGTGTGTTTCAGATTGCGTCCCGTGGCGGACCTGAGGTTGAGGATTTGTCGTTTGTCTGGTAGCCGTGTGAACAGGTTTGAGGTTGTGGAGCTTGTTGGCGTCCTACTGGTTGCAATCGGCTTGGGCCTGATTTTTGCGCCGCTGTTTCTGATTGTTCTGGGTGTTGCGTTGACTGTGATTGGTTGGGTGAAGTCATGAGTCTGTTTCGTCGTGACCAGCCTGTAGAACGTAGTTTTACGATGCAGCAGTTGGGTGCTCAGATGGCGACGATTGCCAGGTCTAATCCTGGGGTTGTGACGCAAGAGTCGGCGTTGAAGAATGCGGCCGTGTTTTGTGCGGTGGACTTGTTAGCGTCGTCTGCGGCTGAACTGCCTGTTGACGCGGTGCGGGTTATGTCGGCTGATCGTTCGCCTGTGTCGCCTGCACCTCGGCTTGTCTCTGATCCGTCTGGCCTGGTTGAGCCTGACGTCTGGGTGTACCAGTTGGTGCATTCGATGGCGACTGATGGTAATGCGTTCGGCAAGATTGTTGCGGTTGATGGGGCTGGCTATCCGACGCAGATTGAGACGTTGCATCCGTCGACGGTGACGAATCGTCGCACTGAGGACGGTGTGGCTGCGGTTGACGTTGAAGGCAAGTCGATGTTGCGTTATCCGTTTGGCGACCTGTTTCATATCCCCGGCAAGATGGTGCAGGCAGGTTCCCCGTTTGGTCTGTCGCCGGTTGAGCAGGCGTCTAATTCGATTGCTGCATCTCAGTATGCGGAACGTTTCGGTGTGAACTTTTTTGCTGACGGCGCACATCCAACAACGTATGTGTCCGCTGCTGAGGGTGTTGATCAGGCTAAGGCCGAGACGTTGAAAGCGCGGATCTTGGAGGCGACACGCGGTAACCGTGAGCCGCTGATCTTGGGTTCAAACTTTGACCTGAAACAGATACAGACAAACCCGGATGACTCACAGTTCATCGACCTGTTGCGTTTTGAAATTGAGCAGGTTTCACGTTTCTGGCGGGTGCCACCGTCCATGATTTATGCGGCTGTGTCGGGCCAGGCTGTCACCTACTCGAACGTCAGCCAGGGTGACCTTCAATACTTGAAGCATTCGTTGCAGGGTTATCTGTCACGTATTGAGCGTGCCTGGTCGCGGATGCTGCCAGATCGGATCGTTGTCAAGTTCAACCTGAACGCTCTGTTGCGTTCTGATGTTGAGACACGTAACAAGGTTTACGACATGCGGTTGAAGAACGGCTCAATGACCGTTAACGAGGTTCGTGCGTTGGAGGATGAGCCGCCGCTTCCCGAACTGTCTGACATCAGCGCACGTGAGTTGGCCGAGATTGTGCAGAAGGTTTATCTGGGTGTTGATGTTGTTCTGACTTCTGATGAGGCCCGCGAGATTGTGAACCGTGCGGGTGCTGGTCTGCCAATTCCTGGCGGGATTGTCCCGGCCGCTAAACCAAATCTGTAGCCCTCGGAGGGTTTCTTTATGACCACACAACTGATTGACGTACCTCGGGACAACCTGTTTCGTGGTCTGACTGAAACTCCGATTGAGCTGCGTGACGGTGAGCAGTCTGACGGCACGACCATGTTTGGTCATTTCACAAAGTTTGAGGCGTGGACTGAGATCGACTCGTGGTATGAGGGCCGCTTCTTGGAGCGTTTCGTCCCTGGGTCGTTTAAGAAAACAATTAACGAGTCGCGTGACCGTGTGCGCGTCCAATACGACCACGGCTACGACGTGTTTGTTGGGTCAGCGATCCTTGGTCCGATCGACGTCCTACGTGATGAAGAGGACGGCGTCTACTACGAAGTCCCGTTGCTGGACACGGACTACAACCGTGACCGGATTCTGCCGATGTTGCGTGGCCAGTTGATGACTGGTGACAAGGCCGGCAGTGTCTTGGGTGCGTCGCACCGTTTCCGTGTGGTGAAAGAGGAGTGGGTTGAGCCGTCTAAGGCGACGGATTACAACCCTGAAAAGTTGCCTGAGCGGACGATCCGTGAGGCCTCACTCTACGAGTTTGGGCCGGTTGCGTTTCCGGCTCAGCGTGCCGCCACGTCTGGTGTGCGTTCTATTTCTCTGACAGATCATTTCAACGAGTTGGCGTTGGTCCGTAGTGGCCGTGCGCAACGTGCGGTTGAACGTCTGTCGTCCCTGATCCTGCCAGCCGCCTCGGGCACTGGAAGCGAACAAGAAGTCGAGCCGCTTGCAGAGCACTCGCCACGTCAAACGTCTGTTGCGTTTGCCCGTGCCCAACTTGAAATCCTAAAGACTCGAAAGGTCCACTAATGAAATATCTTGAACTGTTGCGCGCTAAGCGTGCAGAAATGGAAGAGCAGCGCGCTGCTCAAATCGCGGCGATGGAGTCGGTACTTGAGGCAGCTACGGCTGAATCACGTAGCGCACTTGAGCCAGAAGAAGAGGCACAAGCTACAGAGCTTCGTTCCAGTGTTGCGACGATTGACGCTGAGCTTGCCAAGGTCGATGCGCAAATTGCCGACTTTGAGAAGATTGGTGAGCGTGCAGTTTCGGCTGCTAAGGCTCCACAAGTCATGAAGCAGGTTGCTACCGGCTTTGATGGTGACGTCCGTTACATGCGTCCGTCCGAGGCTCGTGACATTGCCCGCAAAGTCATCGACGATGCGAAGAACACTTCACATCTTCGTGATGATCAGCTTGAAAAGGTTGAGTCACTGTTGGGTCGTTCGGATGCGAACATCAACGGCGCTGAGCTTGCCAAGATGATCCTTGTTACTGAAACTGATGCCTACCGCTCGGCGTTTGCCAAGGCGACTTTGCAGACTCAGCCTGTGTTTACGTCGGATGAGGCGCAAGCGTTGATCCGTTTCAACGAGCTGCGTGCAGCGTCGTTGACGAACGCTTCGGGTGGTTTCGGTGTGCCTGTGTTGATCGACCCGACCGTGATCTTGACGGCGCAAGGTTCGTTGAACCCATTCCGTCAAATCTCACGTGTTGAGACAATCACCACCAACATCTGGAAGGGTGTTAGCTCTGCCGGTGTGACCTGGTCGTTTGATGCTGAAGCGTCTGCGGTTTCTGATGACGCGGCAACGTTGGCGCAACCATCGGTTGACACGTACATGGCCCGCGGTTTCATTCCTTACTCGCTTGAAATTGGCGACGACTACCCCGATTTTGCGGGTCAGATGTCAATCTTGCTGACTGCTGGTTACGACGAGCTTCAAGCGTCGGCGTTTTGCACTGGTAACGGCACGACCGCTCCTCGCGGAATCTTGACGGCACTTGATGCAAACACGTTCTCTGAGGTCACACCTACTACTGACGGTGCTTTTGGCGCTGTTGATATTGCGAAGGTGTGGGGTCAGTTGCCTGACCGTTACAAGACCAACGCTACCTGGATGATGAATCATGACACGGGTAACGAAGTGTCGTCGTTCTCAACTTCGGGCCAAGGCTCCTTCTACACGGTTGACCTTTCACAAGGTAACGCACCGCAGTTGAAGGGACGTCCTGTCGCGTTCTCTAGCTACTTCCCCGATTTCACTGGTACGACCGGCGCTAGCAACATTCTTGTTGTTGGTGACTTCCGTAACTATCTGATCGCGGATCGTGTCGGTATGACTGTTGAGCTTGTTCCACATCTTTTCGATGTGACGAACAATCGTCCTACTGGTCAGCGTGGCTGGTTTGCACGTGCACGTGTTGGTGCTAACTCCATCAACGATTTGGGTTTCCGCGTTCTTCAGAACCAGTAACCCTTAGTTAGAACGCAGCTGGCGGCGTACCGCTTTCCGCCGCCAGCTGTTTCTCACCCATGAAAGCGAAATGTTGAAAGCGAGTTGTTATGTCGTACAAGTTTGCTAATGCGCAGTCTGTTGTTTCTTGGAATGGTCTGCGTCTGCGTTTGAATCCGGGTGAGGTTTGGGCAGCGGATGATCCGTTTGTTCGTGCGAATCCGGGACTGTTTGCTGATGTGCCGCCGGTTGTTTGTTCGTCGGGGTCTGCGCCTGTGAGTCGGGTTGAGCAGGCGACGGCTATGCCTGGTGAGCGTCGGACGACTCGCCGTGGCTAACAAGGTTTGTTTGGCGTATGTGCGTGGTACGGATGTTTCCGATTCGTGGCATTCGTCTTGGTTTGATCAGATCAACTTTTTGCAGCAGGTCGACGGGATTCTTGACGGCGGCTTTATCCGTATGCGTTACGGCACCGGCGGAATTGTTGAGGCGCGTAACAAGGCTGTTGACGCGTTTATGCAGACCGACGCTGACTGGCTGTGGTGGGTTGATACGGATATGGGCTTTGCGCCTGACACGGTTGTACGCCTTCTAGAGGTTGCTGATCCGGTTGAACGCCCGATTGTTGGGGCTCTCTGTTTCGCGATGAAAGAGACTGGTCCTGACGGGTTTGGCGGCTATGTGACTGCGCCACGCCCAACGATCTTTGACTGGCGTGAGAATGCTCAGGGTCAGACGGGGTTTATGGGCCGGGTCGACTATATGGCGAACAGTGTTGTTCGTTGTGCGGCGACGGGTTCTGCGTGCGTTCTGATTCACCGGTCGGTGTTTGAGAAGCTTGGGCCGAATCCTTATAACCAGCTTTTTAACGAGTCGACTCAGACGATGCAGGGTGAGGACATGTCGTTTTGTGCGCGAGCACAGCAGGCAGGGTTCCCTGTCTACGTGCATACGGGTGTGCGTACGACGCATCATAAAGAGGTTTGGCTTTCGGAGTCTGACTATCTGGCCTGGTTTCAGCCGCCGCCTGCTACTGAAGGCGTAACGGTGATTGTGCCGGTGTTGAATCGTCCCGGCAACGTGCAGCCTTTGATGGAGTCATTGCAGGCGTCAACCGGGTTGGCTCAACTTTTGTTTGTTGTTGAGGAAGATGACAAAGCTGAGCGTGACGCACTTTTCCAGGCGGGCGCAGAGTATTTGCTTACGAAGCGTCGGACGTTTGCTGAGAAAGTGAATGATGCTTGGGGGCAAGCACAAGGCGCGCCTTGGATCATGCTGGCTGGTGATGACGTACGTTTTCGTCCGGGTTGGCTGAATCATGCGATGCACGTTGCACGTGTTTCTGGTGCTGACGTGGTTGGCACTAACGACTTGGGCAATCCGGCTGTGATCGCGGGCCGTCACGCGACGCACATGTTGTTGCGTAACGACTATGTGCGTGAGGTTGGCGGGTCGTGGGATGGTCCTGGCATTGTCTGCCATGAGGGTTACCGTCACAACTTTGTTGACAACGAGATTGTTGAGGCTGCCCGGCAGCGTGGTGTTTGGGCACCGTCGCTTGGCGCGATCGTCGAACATCTGCACCCGGCATGGAATAAGAACACGCCGGATGATGTGTATGCGTTGGGCAACGAGTCGTATGAGTCGGACCGTGAACTGTTTGTGAGCCGTTTGGAGGCGCAACGTGTGGCTGTCTGACCCGTTTCCGCACGCAGTGTTTGACGGCCTGTTTGACGTCGGACTCCTTGACCGTGTGATTGAGGAGTTTCCGGCGACGGATGATCCGCGTTGGCAACGTTTCTCGAACGGTAATGAGCAGAAGCTTGCGGGTACGCCTGCGATGTTGTCGTCTGCTGCGGTCGAATATTTCGAGCAGCTTGCCGGGATGTCGGATTGGTTGTCTGATCTGACGGGGATTCCTGAGCTGTCTATGGAGTTGATTGGTGGTGGGTATCATCTGATCCCGCCGGGTGGCAGGTTGGCGATGCACACCGACTTCAACAAGTCTCCTAAGACTGGCCTGTTTCGTCGGTTGAACGTGTTGACGTATCTGAACTACGGCTGGACTGATGAGGGTGGCTGCCTGTATTTGGGCGCTAACCGTGAGGTGACGGTTGTGCCGGAGTATGGGCGCACCGCGATTTTCGAGACATCTGACGTGTCTTGGCATGGTCACCCGTTGCCTGCGGAACGTAACCGGTATTCGGTTGCTGCCTATTTCTTTTCACCCGAACAGCCGGCCGGTTATCGGGCGGATCATTCGACAGTTTGGTTGGGCGAATAGTGCATCCTGAGGCGTTTGACTTTGTCAAAGAGTGTGTGCATGAGCACGGACCGTTTACCGACGTTGTTGAGATCGGTGGCCGTGACGTTAACGGCAACGTCCGTAGCCTGTTTGGTGACGCCGCATATGTGACAACAGATATTGCTGAAGGTCCGGGTGTTGATGTTGTGGTCAACGGCAAAGACTTTGTGCCCGCTACCGCACCGGATTGTGTTGTGTGTACTGAGGTGTTGGAGCATACGGCTGACGCTAAGGCGATTGTGGAGAACATGGCCAAGATGTTGCGGCCTGGTGGTGTCGGAATCATTACGTGTGCTGGTCCTGGCCGTCATCCGCACAGTGCGATTGACGGCAACGCGTTGCAGCCTGGCGAGTTCTACGAAAACGTCGAGGGTGAGGACATTCTCCGTTGGGTTGATCCTTGGGTGTCGTTCACGTTGAACAGTCCGCAGGGTCGTGATACGCGGGTGATGTTTGTGAAGGGTGATGTCTAATGGCTTATGCGTCGTTGACTGATTTGAAGTCGTGGTTGAAAATCGACGACTCTGAGGACGATGCGTTGTTGTCGTTGGCGTTGGCTAACGCTGAGTCTGCGATTGACCGTTATACGGAGCGGACGTTTGTGCTGTCGTCAACCCAGTCTGCGACTGCGCGCACGTATGGGACGCGTGTTGCGGGTGCTGTCTGGGTTGACGACATCGGTGACACGACGGGTCTGATTGTCAAGATTGATGATAACGACAACGGCGTGTTTGAGACGACGTTGACGTTGGGTACGGATTTCGTGTTGGACCCGCCAACCGGCCAGTATCAGGCGGGCGGCGTGTGGCCGTCGACACGTATTCTGACGATTGGTAGCCGTCTGCTGCCTACCTTTTCGGAGTCGAATCGGCGTCGTGTCGAGGTGACTGCTAAATGGGGTTGGCCTCTCGTGCCGTCCGAGGTTCAGCTTGCAACCTTGTATCTGGCTGCTGACTTGTATCGTCGTAAGGACGCGCCGTTTGGTGTTATCGGCTGGGGTTCTGAGATGGGTGTTTCTCGGATTGGTTCTAATCCGATGAAGGCCGTCGCGGGCCTGTTGGAGCCGTACCGTAAGTCGATGGTTGTGGTCGCCTAATGGACCTGGTCAAGCTACGTCAGGCGGTCGCAGAGCGGATCAAGATTGTTACGGGTCTGCGGACGTATGCGTATGCGCCGGATGCGTTTGACGCACCGTGCGCGATTGTCTACCCGGCCAACGACTATGTCGCTGACTATCACGTGACCTCTGGCGCTAACGGCCAGGTGCTGATCAACCTGATTGTTGTGTTGTTCTTGTCTAAGTCGACTGATCGTGCGGCGCAGAACAAGATTGACGACTACGTGTCAGGTCAGATACAAGAGGCGATCGAGCAGGTTACGACTGCGCCTGATGGGTCGAGCGGGTCGAATCTTGGGTTGAACGATACGACGGTGTGGGTCACTGGGGCGTCTGGCATCAAAACATATGAGCCGTCTGCTGACCGAATCTTTTACGGCGTTGATTTCACGCTCCGTGTTATCCAAAGGAAGGGCTAGCTAATGGCCGCATATTCGCTGATTTCGCCAACTGCTCATGTTGGCGCTGTTGATCTGACCGCGTTTACTACGTCGATGGATGTTTCGTTGAAAGCGAACGTTGCCGAGTCGACCACGTTCGGGTCTGCCGGATACGTCACCAAAGTCGTCGGTCTTGAAGATTCGGATTTCAGTTTTACGGTGAACCAGGATTTTGCGGCTGCTGGTGTTGGCACGTTGTTGCCGTCGTCGTCGGTGGGTTCGACGTATCCGGTGACGGTGTGTCCGTCGACTGGGTCTGCGTCTGGTGATCCTGCGGTGTTGTTGTCTGGTATTTGGACTGCCAGTACTCCGGTTGCTGGGTCGACTGGTGAACTGTCAACCGACACGCTGCCGTTTGCTGGTACTGCCCCGTTTGGTCGTGGCCAGTTGGCACACCCTTCTGCTGCACGTACCGCGACGGGTACCGGAAACGTGTTGACGATGACTGGGCCGACTTCTGGTCAGACCTTGGTTGCGCACCTCCACGTGTTCAACGTGTCAGGCACAACACCGTCAATGACGGTAGCTGTGCAGTCTGCGACGCTGGTTGGGTTCGGTTCGCCCACTACACGCGCCACGTTTACCGCTGCGACCGGCGTTACGTCGGAACGCGTCGTTCTCGCCGGACCCGTCACAGACGGATTTTGGCGGGTCACGTGGACAATTAGCGGCACTACGCCGTCGTTCACGTTTGCTGCCGCTATCGGCATCTACTAACCACACAATAGAAAGGCCAAACAATGGCAGCCTTTACACTTCTTAGCCCTACGATCCTTGCCGGTGTCGCGTGGACCGGTACTGCTCCTGGCGGTACTTCGGCGCCGTCTGGCACGATCACATCTACGTCTGACCTTTCGCCGTTCACTACGTCGATCGACTTGGGCGAGGAGATCGCGACGAACGAGACAACCACATTCGGTTCCGGTGGCTACATCACACGTATCACTGGTCTGCGTTCGGCGTCGATCGGTTTGACGTTCAACCAGGATTTCGCGTCGTCACAGTTGGATTCAATCCTGTTTACGACCCTTGGTGGTGTGGGTGCGTCAATTTACCTAGATATCAAGGCGACGTCGGCTTCACGTTCAGCGACTAACCCGTCATTCGTCTATCAGGCGATCATTACCGAGTTGATGCCGATTACGGGTGGTGTTGGTGACACTGCCGAGTTTTCGGTTAGCTGGGAGATCACCGGCCGGTTTGGACGTCTGACCAGCTAGTGGTTGATGTTTATCGGGCTGATATTCGTGAGGCTCAGAAACTGTTGAAAGAGCTTGCCGACTTGGATGAGGCACGCGAGTTTAAGGCGGCGTTGGCTTGGTCTGCGGACAAGGTCATGTTTGCGGCGAAACGTAAGGTGCCTGTTGTTACGGGTACTGCACGTGCCGCGATCAAGTCGTCTGTTTCTAAGAACAGTGCGCAGGTGTATGTGAACCGGCGGGTTCCGATCTACTACGGATGGTTGGATTTCGGTTCGCGTACACCGTCGCGTGTTGTGCGTCGTACGACGGGTGCGGGTGGTCGAGAGACTGGGCGTAGTGGTCCGTGGGCGAACTCTGGCAAGGGTCCGCCCAACGGACGTTTCCTGTTCCCTGCGTTGGAAGAACAACGCGAAAACGTCAACCTGATTATGAGAGATGCGATTGATCGCATCGTAGAGAAAGCGGACAAGAATGTTACAGCAGGCTGAGATTGAGTTTTTGGACGGCACCAAGTCTGTGATACGTATTCTGCCGTACGACATGATCTGCTATGAGCGGACGTCAAAGAAGCCGTTTGCGTCGAAAGATGGCGAGTTCTTTTTTGAGTCGGTGTTCATGTTGGCTTGGTTGGCGGCTTGTCGTGCAGGTCAGACAACGATGACGTTTGACGCGTGGATGCAGACCGTCGCAACGGTCGACATGGATATGAGTACGGCCCCAAAAGAGTCCACGTCAACGGAGTTGTCGACCTGATCGCTGCGGTCGCGGTGAATCATTCGCTGTCGCCGCGTGACCTTGTCTGGTGTGCCGAGCATGCGCCTGACGTGTTTGAGGCGGTTGTCGGGTTCGCTGCCCGTGTTGCAAAAGAGCAGTCAAAGAAACGTTAGAGGTCTGTGATGGCAAGAATTAGTATCGACATTTTTGCTAACACGAAAGACTTGAAAAAGTCGTTGGCTGATGCCGAAGGCGAACTGTCAACGTTTCGCGACAAGGTCTCTGCCACCGGCAAGAAGATGATGCAGGTCGGTGCGGGTATGACTGCCGGTCTGACTGTTCCGATTCTGGCGATGGGTAAGTCGTTTGTTGACGCCGGCTCTGATATGGCTGAGACAGCGTCGAAGGTTCAGACACTTTTTGGTGATCAGGCCGACGAGATTAATGCTTGGGCGGATACGTCAGCTAAGTCGTTTGGCCAGTCGAAGAAGGCTGCTTTGGATGCGGCTGGCACGTTTGGCAACATGTTTTTGCAGCTTGGGATTGGCCGCAAAGAAGCGGCCCAGATGTCTAAGAGCATTACCGAGTTGGCGTCGGATTTTGCGTCGTTTCATAACACGTCACCTGAAGAAGCTATCCAGGCGATTGGCGCTGCGTTTCGTGGCGAGTTTGACTCGGTGCAAAAGTATGTGCCGACAATTACGGCTGCTGCGGTAGAGCAAAAAGCGTTGTCGATGGGTTTGAAGCGGACGACGAAAGAGTTGACCGCGCAGGATAAGGCGCTGGCGACTAATGCCTTGCTGTTTGAGGGTGCTGGCGATGCTGTTGGCGACTTTGATCGGACTGCTGGTGGTGCTGCGAATACGCAGCGGACACTTGCGGCAGAGTTCGCGAACCTGCGTGCCGAGTTGGGCGAAAAGTTGTTGCCGGTATATCAACGCCTGCAAGAGATTGTGCGTGGTCTGATCGACTGGTTTAGTGGTCTGACTGATGGTCAGCAAAAGCTGATCTTGGCGTTTGGTGGTGTGATTGCGGTTGTTGGTCCGCTGATCGTGTTGATGGGTGCGTTGGCGGTTGCGGTTACTGCTGTGTCGTGGCCTGTGTTGGCGGTGATTGCGGGTATTGCCGCGTTGACTGCCGGTGTGATTTATGCGTATCGGGAGTGGGACTGGTTTCACGAAGCGGTGAATGCGACGGGTCGGTTTATCCGTGACAAGCTGATACCTGCGCTGAAAGAAATGTGGGCTTGGTTTCAAGAAAACATTGCACCGGCTGTTGAGAAGGTTGCTGCGTTTGTCAGGGACAAGCTGCTGGTTGCGTGGGATGCGTACTACCAGTTCATGGCTAACTATGTGATGCCGGTTGTTAAGGAACTGTGGCATTGGTTTGAGAATGAGCTGATGCCCGTTATGCGGGTGTTGATTGATCTGACTGGGCAGATGGCGTCGGCTATCTGGTCTGTGTTGGGTCCGGCGTTTGAGCGTCTTGGTGGTCAGATTTCTTGGGTTGTGAACACGTTTAAGACCCTGTGGCAGTGGTCTGAGCCTGCTCGTGAGGCTGGGCTTCGGCTTGCTGGCGCGTTTGGTGGTGAGATGGTCGACTCGTTTCGTCGTCTTGGCGCGATTATTGGCACGGTTGTCGATGCAATTCGTAGCGTTGTTTCGTGGGCTGATCGTGCGATCGACAAGGTCCAGGGTTTGACGGACAAGACAAAGTCGATGCTTGGCGGCAGTATTCCTGGGAAAATTGTTGGTGGCATTGGCAGTGTGATTCCTGGTCGTGCTGCTGGTGGCCCGGTGTCTGGTGGGTCTCCGTACATGGTTGGTGAGGCTGGCCCAGAGTTGTTTGTGCCTGGCCGTAGCGGGACGATTGTGCCGAACCATGCGCTCGGCGGCGGGGGTAACAGTTATTACACGATCAACGTGAACGGTGGTGATCCGCAGCAGGTTGTTGCCGCGTTACGTCAATACACGCGTGATAACGGGGCGTCTTGGATGACGTCGGTTACATGAGTGTTACCGGATGGTTTAACGCGGCTGGTGACAAGTCTGTAACCCTGACCGTCGAAATGGGTTTTGGGTCTGCGGATTCGACGTCGCTGTGGAATACGGCACTGTGGGATACGACGGCTACGTGGGGTTCGGACATTGTCTGGACTGACGTGACCGAATATGTGATGGGCTTTTCGACTCGTTCGGGTCGTAACCGGTCGGTTAACCAGTTTGATGCGGGTACGGCGTCGGTGACGTTGCGTAATACTGATGCACGGTTTTCGCCGTGGAATCTTGCGGGCCCGTATGTGACGGCGGGTAGGACGAATATTCGTCCGTGGCGTCCGATCCGTATTAGCCGTGTCCACGAACCTGCCGTTGTCGGTATCCCGTCGCGTGAATACTTGTTCTACGGCTACATGACCGGGTTTACCGAGTCATATTCGAACAATGCGATGAACGTTGTGACGGTTTCCTGTGTCGATGAGCTTGGCCGGCTTGCACGTTTTAACGGTTTCGAGCAGACACCGCAGGGTGCGGGTGAGACAACGATTCAACGTGTCCGCCGTATCTTGAACAATGCTGGGTTTACTGGCGACTTGTTGGCCGCGTTCACTACGTCGGTGACATGTCAGGCGACAACGTTGGCGCAGAATGCGTTGACCGAGTTGAAGTTGACTGCGGATACTGAGGGCGGCTGGATTTATGCGCTGCCCGATGCGCGTCCTGCGATCATGTTCAAGGGCCGTGTTGATGCTGCTGCTGACACTCGTCCGCCTGTTGAGCTTTACGATTCGTCGAATACTGATCCGTTGGCGTTCAAATATACGGGGTTTACTCAACAGTATTCGGGTGATCTTGTTGCTACGTCTGCTGCGGTTGGTCGGGTTGGTGGTACGGCGCAACGTTATGTTGACCAGTCTGCCCGTGCTCTCTACGGCGACTTGCAGTATTCGCGTACTGATCTGGTGGCCGAGTCTGATGCGCATTGTTTGTCGTTGGCGACGCAGCGTGTGGACACGTATAAGGATGCTGAACAGTTGGTGACGTCGGTTACGTTGCGTCCGCGGATGGGTCCGCATGTGACGCCGACTGGTCCGACGATGCCTCAGAACATGTGGGTTTTGGCGGCTAGCGCTGATGTTTTGTTGCGTCGTGTGAATGTGACGTCTCGTCCGCCTGGTATGCCGTCGGCGGTTACTGGCGAATATTTGGTTGATTCGGTTCAGCATGATGTGACGATGGATGACTGGTCGGTTACGTGGGGTCTTGCTCCTACGAAAGTGTTTGTTACGACTGCCGGGATTTGGGATTCTGGTCTGCGTGGCTGGGATTCGGCGACCTGGTTTTACTAGGCCGATCTGCCTTCTTCTTTTAGGGGTTTCTGTGATCACTTTGTATGTGCATCCGATCGACGCAGTGTTGCGGCCTGATCAGGCGGGTTGGCGTTGGGCTGTTCATTTGGATGATCAGCCGTCGTCGTTGACGTGGTGTGTGAATGCGGGTCATGCGGCTGATCGTCGTGAGGCTGTCGCTTTGGGTGACATGTGTGCCGCAACGTTGGCGCGTGGCCTGTCGATGTCGGGCCGGTCGGTTGGCTATGCGGGTGTTGTTGTTTTGGATTCTGACCCAGTACCTGCCGGTGCTGACACTGTCAGCTTTGTTTAGGAGACATTGATATGGCGTATACAACGGTTGTTTCTGGTACTGCGATCACGGCAACGTGGGGTAACTCTGACGTACGCGATCAGGTTATTGTCCCGTTCGCGTCGACTGCTGCACGTGACGCTGCGATCACATCACCCGTTAACGGTATGCGTTCGTATACGACCGACACTGGTACCGCGTGGATTTATAACGGGTCTGCGTGGGTTGAGTGGGGTACGACGGGTGCGTGGAAGTCGTGGACGCCAACGTTGACAAACATGACGTTGGGCAACGGGACACTTGACTGTCAATATTTTAAGATTGGTCGGACGGTTCATTGGAAGTTCAAGTTCACGTTGGGGACGACGTCGACTGTTGGTACTAGCCCATATTTTTCTGTGCCGTTTGCCTACTCGGATGGTACTGAGATTGAGGGTGGTTTTGCGTTGGCTGTTGACCAGTCAGCGTCGACACGTTATCCGTTGAACACGTATGGCGTGGCCAGCGGTATTGGTTTCTACTGTTTGAACAGCGGCGGCACCTACCTATCAGCATTTGGGATTACGGCCACTATCCCCTTCACTTGGGCCAATACTGACGTGTTCTTTGCATGGGGCACCTATGAGGCCACTAGCTGATGCGTGCTCTGTGGTTGGCTGACGTGTTGCGTCAGGCTGGCCTGCCGGTTGTGGAGGTTGCTGGCTGGCGTGAGCGTGGCGGCTCTCTGTTCGCACCAAGCATGGTGTTTATGCATCATGACGCGTCACCAACAACGGCGTCGGAAGCGGAGATGGTGAACGTGGTAACGCACGGCCGTGCCGGGTTGCCCGGTCCGATCGGTAACGTGTACATCGGTCGGAGCTGCACGGTGTACGTGATCGCGTCGGGTAAGTCGAATCACGCAGGCACTGGCAAGGTGACGTTGGCGAATCAACGGTCGATTGGTATTGAGGTTGGCAACAACGGTGTTGGTGAGCCTTGGTCCGTCGAGCTGACTGACATTTACAGGCGGGTTGTGTTGGCACTCTGCGGCAAGCTTGGTGTTGGTGTTGACCGTGTGTATACACACGCAGCACATACCAGCCGAAAGATTGACCCTGCTGGTCCGACAACGGTGCGGGGGCTTGGTCCTGGCACCTGGAACCTGGACAACGTACGCGCCTGGCTTGCTCAGAGCGCACCGGTTACCCCACCTACCCCTGCACCGATCCCTTTGGAGGATGACGACATGGCACCCGAGTTTCTAAAAGACAACGTCAGCTTGGACGTGTGGATGGTCGGCTACGGCAACAACACGTGGATGCGTAACGAACAAGTGTTGGCAAACTTCCAAAACTTTCATGCCGCCCGCCTGAAACGTCCGCTCAGTGATTTTGCGGTGCGCACGATTGGTGTTGCAGAGATGGACTGTATCCGTAACGCAGGCGTCAAACCGTAGACATGGAACCGTTCGGATTCTTTGACGTGTGGGAAAACACGTTTGCAGACGAATGGGTAATCAAGACCGCTGGCGTGCTACTCGCGTTGGGCGTCATGTGGCGTTACGTGTTTCGTCCAACGATCAAGTTTCGCCGGCGTGTATTGCAAGGCGTGAAACGTGTTCTAGAAGTTATCGAACTTGTTGAACATGAGTTGAAGCCGAACAGCGGGGCGACGTTACGTGACGCCGTTGACCGTATCGAGGCGCGTCTTGCAATCGTCGAACAGGCCCGCGACCCGCATAACCGTACCCGTTCAACCGACCAGGAGACACCCGATGAAGATTCTTGACCGAGAGTTAGGCGCACGACTACGTGCGATCGTTTCAATATCAACCGCGGCCACGACCGCGTTGACCTTGCTGGCTGAACAGTTGGACGCGTTGCCGGATGGTGCTGATACCGCATCGGTGGGTCTGCTGATCGTGTCTGCGTTGATTACGTTTGTTGGCCGGTTTACGTCACTCGGCGACAAGACAGAGGAAAACTAATGGCACAGGTTTTTTACAACCGTTTCAAGCAACGTGTGTTGACTGCACAGATCGACTTGGATTCGGCAAACATTCGTTGCCTGATTCTGGAAGCTACCGCGGCGGGCGCTTTTGACCCTGATCTTCATACTGTCGCAAACTTGTTGGCTGTTGGTTCTGTTGTTGAGGCTACAGGTACGGGCGCTGTTCGTAAGACAGCAACGCTGGATGTTACTCACGATGATGTGAATAATCGTGCGGACATTTCGTTGACTGCTGACATTGTTTGGACCGGCGCGAACTGGGGTGATGCGGTGGCTGTTGTCTTCTACGACGAAGGTGGCGGCACGGATGGGACACGTCAACTGATTGCCTACTACGACACGGGTCTGCCTATTACTACTAACGGTGGCAGTCTTACGATTGTTGCTGCGAAGATTGCGGAGCTTGTCTAATGGCTGACAATTCCACGCTTCCTGCTACGGGCGATATTGTTGCAGCCGACGAGATTGCAGGCGTCAAATATCAGCGCGTGAAGCCGACGTTTGGTGACGATGGTTTTGCTGTTGACGTGTCGGATACTAACCCGATGCCGATTGTGTTGACGCAGGGCGAGGTTGTTGAGGCGTTGGAGGCGATGCGGATGGCGGTGCAGTCGCTCACCCGTTCGATCGGTCAGTCGATGCCCGACGTCGCCGGTCGCCTGCGTGTCGTGGTCGATGCGATCACGGCGTCGCTGACCCTCGCCACGATCACCACGGTCGGCACCGTGACCACGGTCAGCACCGTGACGAACCAGACACAGATTGGCGGTAACGCCGCTTTTGAGCAGATTCCCGCCCTGATGCGCCTCGGCGCTGATTCCCTTCGACGAAATGTGAGCGTGACCTGATGCCAACTACGAACGGCAACCGTAAGATCCTTGACCTGAAGCGGTGGGAGTTTTGCACCCCTGCCCCTGCGGCGACCGTGGCGGGTGCGTTCATCGCCTCGTCGCGTCATTACCGTCAGCAGCAGCTGTACGTCGTGTCGGCAACGGTGCAGTATCTTTACAACCCCCAAGAGGACGCCTGGGTACAGATCCCGTCAGGCGCTCTTGCTGGCACTTTCGCCGTCGGCGCGTGCGGCACGGCCACGTCCGTTGGCCCGTCCGGCACGGCGACTGCTGGTACGACATCGACGATTACGACAAACCTTACTTTGGCTCGCGACCTTCGTGGCTACAGCATCCACATTACGGGCGGCCCAAACGCTGGCGTCACCCTCGCTATCAGCAGCAACACGGTCGGCACTAACTCGGTCATTACCGTTCCGGCGCAAGCGTCGGCGTTTACCGCGTCAACCACGTTCCGACTTTTAACGCCTCGCTGGTATGTGCTTAATGCGATTACGGCGGCGGGTACCACTACGGCCAACGTGTTCCGGTTCTACGATTTTGCGTTGAACACCTGGGCGAGCGCCGAGACTGGCGCAACTGACGGCATCGCCCCAGCAGCGGTGATTGGCACCGACTCGAAACTGATCGCTACTCCGTCATGGATGGGCGACAATTACGCCGCCTTCGCTACCGGTACTGCTACGGCGGGTGGTGCGACGACACTGACTAACAGTGCCAAGACGTGGACAACGAACCAGTGGGCGAACAGTCAGGTCCGCATCGTGTCGGGTACGGGCGCAGGGCAGATTCGCACTATTGCCAGCAATACGGGCACCGTCCTGACGGTTTCGGCGGCGTGGACAACTAACCCTGATGCGACAAGCGCCTATTCGATTGAGGGTAATGACGACTTCATCTACTATATGGGGTCGGCAGCCGTGACGCTGTTTCGCTACAGCATCTCGGCGGGTACTTGGACGACGCTTACGCCAACGGCTGCTCGAGCTGCTGCCCCGGCAGTTGGCATGTCAGGCCATTGGGTTTGGGAAGCGACCGACTCGGCGTGGACGAACGAGTCAGCTATCCTGAATGGCCGCTACATTTACTCGTTCCGTGGCGGCGCTGGTGCCGTACTGGACCGTTACGACATTGCGCTGAACACCTGGGCGAGCGGCCTGACGTATGCCCCTGCGACCGAAGTGTTCGGCGCTGGCACTAAGTATGCGTATCGCAAGAACGCCATCTACATGCAGAAGGATGCGACGGGCAGATGGTTCAGATACAACGTCGTCACCGGCGAACAGGACGGATGGTCAACGATGACCTACACGCAGGGTGCAGCCATCGCTGGCGACACGAGCTTTGACGTCCACTACGCCGATGGTGCTACGAAGATCGACTACGTGTACATGGTTTTGAACACGTCAAACGTGATGCTGCGGGCGATGGTGATCTGATGACAATCGACGACCTTATTCATCAGGCCCGCATATGGCATGCAAGGCAGACAATGTTACGCAACGAGGCGTTGCGTCTTGGCGATACGGCGGCCATTGCGGCTGCCGACGCCGAAATTACAGTCACCGAGGCAACGCTTGCACAGTTAGAAAGCATTTAATAAAGGAGGCAGCAAATGG